CTACGGCAGCACAACGCAGAGCATTAAAAACTCAGGTTAAGCAAGAATTTGATAAACTGCTTGGACTTTATAATAAAGAGGTTGCTTTGCAGGTGTTACATATCTTGCATTTTGACTTTGGTTTCGGTCAATCTCGTCTACAAAAATTTGCTGATAAATTAACCGAAATGCAGATTGAAACAATAGACCGCTACGAAATGACAGACGAAGATACTCCGTGGTTGTGTGAAAAGGAACTAAAAGAAAGCGGTATTGATGTTGATAAACTTATGAAAGGGTGATGCTATGAAAAGATACGAATCAACCAAGTCGGTATGTCCTCATTATAGGCACGAAAATAGAAATGTTATATTTTGTGATGGGATATGCGAAGGTAGTGTGACTCATGTAGCCTTCGCTAAACCATCCGAATGCTATAAATATAAAGAGAAACATTGCCGAAAAGATTATCAAAAGTGTCCGATCACAAAAGTTTTAGAGGGAAAGGGAGAGGCTTAATGCCTCTCTTTTTTTGGTGCTGTAGGGGTGGTGTTTTTTGTCGAAGGGAAGTTTTATAATTATTACATCAAATTAGAAAAGGAGAATTTTGTGGACTTAAAAAAAGCAAAGGCTGAATACATAGCCGGAGGCATAAGCTACAAAAGACTCGCAGAAAAATATGGTGTTTCGTTCAGCATCATCCGAAGAGCTGCGGAAAGAGAAAAATGGACAGACTTAAAAGCACAAGCGGAGCAAAAAGCGAACATAAAAATCGTAGAGTCGGTTGCAGAGCAAAACGGAACACATTCTGTGGGTGTTATTGATGTAGCCGATAAACTCCTAAACAAGATTGAAAAACTGATTGATACGGAAGGGTTAACAATATCCAATATCAAGGATTTAACTTCCGCTATTAAAAACTTAAAAGAGATTAAAGGCATCAAGTCGGATATCGATCTCAAAGAACAAAAGGCACGAATCAAGAAACTTGAAAAAGAGATTGAGGCAAATAATCCTAATGGAGATAAGCCATATGGTGTAGTGCTTATGCCTCCTATATTGGCAGACCTAACTCCTCCAAAGGAGGAAAACGATGGATAATGCAATATGGACTCCTCAACCAAGACAAGAGAAATTCATGCAAAGACCTGAAGATGAAGCATTATATGGCGGTGCTGCAGGCGGTGGCAAGAGTGATGCATTAGTCATTGAAGCCACAAGGCAAGTACATATTCCCCATTACAAAGCATTGATATTGAGAAAGACTTTCCCACAGTTAACAGAGCTGATTGAAAAGTCATTAAGATACTATCCTCTCGCTTTCCCTAATGCGAGATACAATGCATCCGAGCATACTTGGTACTTTCCAAGCGGTGCAAAGGTTGTATTTGGCTCTATGCAACATAGCAAAGATAAATTGAATTATCAAGGAAAGGCTTATGATTTCATCGCATTTGATGAATTAACACACTTCTCATATGACGAATACATTTACCTTTCCTCTCGTAACAGAGCCAACGGCAAAGGCACAAGAGTGTATATGAGAGCAACTGCGAATCCCGGTGGCATTGGACACGCATGGGTTAAGGAAAGATTCATAACTGCATCCGAGCCGATGAACACCATATGGGAATCGGTGAATGTTGAACACGATGGCGAGGTATACAAGAGATATCGGTCAAGGATATTTGTTCCTTCTTCTGTTTTTGATAACAAGATACTTTTGGAAAACGATCCTGATTATCTAACAAGACTTGCATCATTGCCTGAAGCAGAAAGAAAAGCCTTGCTCTATGGTGATTGGGATAGTTATAGTGGGCAATACTTCGCTGAATGGAGAGATAAGCCTGAACACTATGACGATAAGCAATGGACTCATGTTATTAATCCTTTCCCAATTCCAAAGCATTGGACAATATATCGGTCATTCGATTGGGGATACAATAAACCTTTTTCTTGCGGTTGGTGGGCAATAGATAATGATGGTGTTGCATACCGAATACTTGAATTGTATGGATGTACCAAGACCGCCAATGAAGGACTTAAATGGACTCCACAACAAGTGTTTGAAGAGATACGAAGAATAGAGAACGAACACGAATGGCTCAAGGGTAAGCACATACAAGGTGTTGCCGATCCTGCCATCTTTGCTTCTAATGGCGGTGAATCAATTTCCGAAACCGCACAAAAAAGCAGAGTGTACTTTAAACAAGGAGATAACCAACGGATTCCCGGATGGATGCAGATGCATTATAGATTGGCTTTTGATAAGAACGGATATCCAATGATGTATATCTTCAAGAACTGCAAAGCATTCATAAGAACGGTGCCTTCGCTGATATTTGATGACCATAAGGTTGAGGATGTGGATACAGAAGGCGAAGACCACATAGCCGATGAAACTCGTTATTTCTGTATGAGCAGACCTATCAAACCGAGAGAAGCAAATAAGCCTGACGATTACACAGGCAAGAATCCGCTTAACATATTCCTTGATATCAACAAGGATGACTTAATAAAAAATGCCAAACGGCAACGAATGATTATAAAAGGAGAGTAAAATGGGACTTTTCGACAAATTCAAAAAGCCTGCAGAAGAAACTGTGGGAGATACTGTCGCAGAGAATGTTGTTCAGCCTATGAAAAAGCTTATAGGAACTGCGGAAATCAAGAAAGCATACCAAACCTTGCTTGATTACAAAAAAGGCAAGACAAACCTTGAGCAGAGAATCGTAGACAACGAGCAATGGTATAAACTGCGACATTGGGAATGTATGAGAGATACCACAAAGGATATACAACCTACATCCGCTTGGTTATTTAACTGCATTGCAAATAAACACGCAGATGCTATGGACAACTTCCCATCACCAAATGTTCTTCCAAGAGAAGAAGGTGACAAAGCTGAAGCGGAGATGCTATCCTCTATCATTCCTGTGGTGCTTGAGCAGAATGACTTTGAGCAGACCTATAGTGAGGTATGGAACTACAAACTAAAAGGCGGTACTGGAGTGTATGGTGTCTTTTGGGATGGTAGCAAGTTAAACGGACTCGGTGATATCTCAATCAATAAGATAGATTTAATCAATCTCTTTTGGGAGAGTGGCATAACCGACATTCAAAAGTCACGAAACCTTTTCCATGTGGAGTTATCCGATAACGATATGCTTGTGGCTAAATATCCGCAGTTAAATGGTAAGTTAGGCTCTTCTGCATTAGATTTGAGCAAATATGTCTATGACGATACTGTGGACACATCAAACAAATCTGCGGTGGTGGATTGGTACTACAAGAAATACCAAAACGGCAAACTTGTGTTGCATTACTGTAAGTTTGTTAATGATGAGGTACTATTCGCAACGGAGAACGATCCTAAATATGCTGAGAGAGGTTGGTATGACCATGGAGAATATCCTTTTGTATTTGATGTTCTCTTTGGTGTAGAAGGCTCACCTGCAGGTTTCGGTTACATAGACATAGGCAAGGATGCTCAAGCCTACATTGACAGAGGTAACCAAGTGGTTATGGAGAATATGATGGCTAATGCAAAGCCAAGATACTTCTTCCGAACTGATGGCGGTGTTAATGAGGATGAGTTTGCAGACCTTAACAAGACCTTTGTTCACGCAGATGGTAATCTTGGTCAAGATACAGTTATACCAATTCAAACTAAACCTTTGAACAATATCTATTTAGCCATCCTTAATGGAAAGATAGATGAGTTAAAGGAAACCACAGGAAACCGAGATGTATCAACTGGCGGTACAACAGGCGGTGTAACCTCTGCTTCAGGTTTGGCTGCACAGATGGAAGCCTCCTCGAAATTGAGTAGAGATAATAACAAGGCAGCATATCGTTCATATCGCAAGATGATAGTGATGATAATCGAATTGATTCGCCAATTCTATGATATGCCAAGATGCTTTAGGATAATGGGCGAGAACGGTGCCGAGAGATATGTTCAGTATTCAAACCAAGGCATAGTGCCACAAGCACAAGGTGTCGAGATGGGTGTGGATATGGGATTCCGTAAACCTTTATTTGATATTGAGGTATCCGCACAAAAGCAATCACCTTATAGCAAGATGTCTCAAAATGACCTTGCATTACAATTTTATCAAGTAGGCTTCTTTAATCCTCAAATGGCAGACCAAGCTCTTGCTTGTTTAGATATGATGGATTTCGATAGAAAGGAATTCATTATGCAGAAGATATCGCAAAATGGCGGTATGTATCAGCAAATGATGATGATGCAACAACAGATGATGCAGTTAGGTGCTATGGTAGACCAAATGAAAGGTAGCAATGAAATCACACAAGGACTTGCCAATCAGTTTGGAATGCCAATGCCACAAATGAGTGGTGGTGCTTCTGCCAATGCTCAAAAAAGTGAAGCATTAGGCGGTGAATCAGGAGCTGGTGAGCCATCGATAACCAAAAAAGCAAGACAAAGGGTAGCCGAATCGACATCACCAACATAAAGAGGTGAAAACGATGATAAAAGCAAGTTTCACACTAACAGAAGACAAGACCTTTCTCTTTAAAATCGATGGTCACGCAGGGCAAGATGATAAAGGACACGATATTGTCTGCTCTGCTGCATCGATCCTCGCATATACTCTCGCACAAACAATGAGGTATATTGATGAGCAAAAGGGGTTTGAATTAAAACCTGTGATTCAGTTGAATGAGGGTAAAGCAATAATCCTTGTAAGACCTAAAGAGGAATACGAAGGCGAAGTGTTGCAGACCTTTTTCACAATAGAAGTGGGATATTCGCTTCTTGCACAAAACTATCCACAGTATGTGGAATTAAAACCATTTGGTCAGGCTTAATGCCTTAATATAAACCAAAAGATTCGCTCACTTTACGAGCAGAAAGGACAATATATGTTTAAATTTAAATCTTTCCCAATGTGCTTCATTGACCTTCAGTTATTTGCCGAAGGTGGAGATGGTGGCACAAGCACAGAGGGAGCAAATGGCAGTACAGAGAGCCTCGCCAACTCTCAAACACAGATAACAGATAGTGATGGTACTACTGCTACTGCAATCGATAGGAATGCCGAATTTGAGAAGCTTATCAAAGGCGAGTATAAAGACCTATACGATGCAAGAGTAAAGGATACTGTCCAAAAAAGACTCAAAAGCACAAAAGAAAAGGTAGATAGGTTAGATTCTCTTTCACCAATGCTTGAAGCCTTGGGCAAAAAGTATGGTGTAGATTCCAACGATGCAGAAGCCTTAATCAAAGCAATCGAAGAAGACGATTCCTTCTATGAACAAGAGGCTTTAGAAAAAGGCATTACTGTAGAGGCTCTCAAAGAAATCAAGAAGATGGAAAGAGAAAATGCTACTTTAAAAAGACAGATGGATGAACTTAATGCAAAAGAGAATGCCGACAAACAAGTGGCAGCTTGGATGCAAGAAGCAGAATCTGTAAAGGCTATCTATCCTTCCTTTGACCTTGGAGTCGAGTTGCAGAATCCAAGATTCATTGACCTTCTTAATGTTCCCGGAGTCGATGTTCGTACGGCATATGAACTCACACATAAAGATGACATCATCGCAGGTGCTATGCAATTTACTGCAAAAACTGTTGAGAAAAAGTTAGCCGACAAAGTTATGGCTAATGGCTCAAGACCTGCGGAGAACGGAATGAATTCTCAGGCTGCATCATTAACCAAGAGTGATGTGTCACAACTCTCTAAAGAAGACATTCTCGCATATCAGAGAAGAGTCTTGGGAGGAGAACGAATAGACTTCACAAGATAGTTTAATATCGAATCTCCTCACAGATTAACTAAATTTAAAGGAGATTAAAAAAATGAAAAAATTATATTCAATTAACCTTCAGTTATTCGCTGAAATGAACACCAACACTACACTTTCTCCCGGTTTATCCGCAGAGAACAAAACCTTCTATGACAAAACCTTGCTTATAGAAGCACAGGCTAACCTTGTACACGATCAGTTTGCACAGAAGAGACCTATCCCCAAAAACGGTGGTAAGAAAATCGAGTTTCGTAAATTCGCATCTCTTCCCAAGGCACTTACTCCTCTTACCGAAGGTGTTACTCCTGACGGAAAGAGCCTTTCTGTAAGCAAGATTGAAGCAGAGGTTTCACAGTATGGTGACTATGTAGTTTACTCCGATATACTTGACCTTACTGCAATCGATCCTGTTGTTACAGAAGGTGTAAAGGTAATCGGTAATCAGGCAGGTTTAACTCTTGATACCATTACTCGTAATGCATTACAGACTGGTACTAATGTATTCTATTGTCCTAAAGGAGATGGCACAGAGGTTACATCTCGTGAAGCACTTGATAACACCTGTAAACTTACTGCAAAAGAAGTTAAGAAGGTTGCTGCTTTCCTAAAGAAAGTTAATGCTCCCAAAATTGATGGCTCTTATGTTGCTATCATACATCCTTTTGTAGCATATGATTTGCAGAACGATCCTGAATGGATTGAGGCACACAAGTACACTACTCCTGAAAACATCTACGAAGGTGAACTTGGTAAAATTGGCGGTGTAAGATTCGTTGAGTCTTCCGAAGCAAAGGTTTACGAAGGCGGTGTATTCGGCTGTATCTTCTTGGGTGCAAATGCCTATGGTGTTACCGAGATTGAAGGCGGTGGCTTAAAGACCATCATCAAGCAGTTAGGCTCTTCAGGTGTAGCCGATGCTCTTGACCAGAGAGCTTCTATCGGTTGGAAGGCTATCAAGACCGCAGAAATCCTTTTGGATTCTTATATCATTCGTGTTGAATGTAAGTCTGAGCTTTCCGAAGAGGTTGAGGCTAACTAATTTGAAAAAGGGGAGGGAGGTTAATCCCTTCCTCCTCAAATATTTTAAGGAGGCTATATAATGGCTGCAACCACAAAGAAAACTACAAAGAAATCTCAATTTGAGGGAGAAGAAAAGGTAACAATTAAATTGCCTTTGACTCGTACAGAAAAAGATGATGTATGGGTAGCTGTTAACGGCAAATCTATGCTGATTAAAAGAGGTGTCGAAGTCGAAGTGCCAAAATGCATTGCGGAAGTGCTTCAGCATAAGGAAGAAATGCTTATGCAGGCAATTGAATTTGAATCCAATGCAATGGGTAAGGCAGACGATTCCGAACTGAATTAATAAGAAATCAAAAGCGGACAGTAAGTGTCCGCTTTTCTTGAAAACGGAGGTGCAAACAATGACTATAATCGAAGCCATCAATAGAATAGATACTTTAAAGCCAAATACCTATACTCAAGAAACCAAAATATATTGGCTGTCAAATCTCGATGGCATTATTTTTGAAAAGATAATCAAAACACATGAAGGTGCGGAGGCAATCAAATTTGAAGGATATACTCCTGAAACTCCAATTGATACCGAACTGATTATATCTGCTCCTTATGATGATATATATATCAAGTGGCTTGAGGCACAGATAGACTATGCCAACAGAGAATATGACAAATATAACAATAGCATTGTAGCCTACAACGATGCTTATGCGGAGTTTGAAAGGCATTATAACCGCACAAATATGCCAATAGGCAAAAACTGTAAATACTTTTAGAGAGGATGATAAAGGATGAAACTCTCACAACTTAATGTAATCCCCACATCAAGAGAAACCATTGATGTGTTCGGTGGATATAACCACAATCTGCGGATTGGAGATGGTGAATTTTATGATATGGAGAATCTCACATCATTATATTATCCTGTCCTCGCACCGAGAGGTAAACGAGGCACTTACCAATATCCTGAAGGCAGCGGAGATGACCATAAGCCAAACGGACTTATATCAAAGGATGCTCTATGTTATGTAGACGGAACTAAACTGTTCGTCAATAACAAGGAGATAATTGGACTCGATCTTACGGATTCACCGAAGCAATTGGTGTCAATGGGTGCATACATCATCATAATGCCTGATAAGAAGTATGTTAACACCAAAGACTTAACCGATATGGGCAGAATTGAAGCAGAATTTGAGGTTAAATCGGCAAATTATGAGATGTGCAAGGCAGATGGCAACGCATATACAGATGTTCCTAAATCCTCTACTGCACCTGAAGAGCCAACCAATATGCAGTTATGGATTGATACATCTGCTACTCCCCATATTCTCAAGCAATATTCTGCATCGCAATCTGTATGGAATCAAGTCGCAACTACATATATCAAGATATCCGCAACAAATATCGCAAAAAACTTCAAACAGTATGATGGAGTAAAGATGACAGGCTTGCCTAACAGAACGGATTTTAAAGACCTTGAGGGCAAAGTAAATATTCTTTATGGTGCATATCACGATGAAGGTGACGAAGAGATAGGCAGAGAGGAAGGAACGGATGACTACATCATAGTTGTTGGCTCCCTTGATGAAGCGGAAACAATCGAATCAAACCTTCGCCTTGAGAGAAGAATGCCTGAGTTGGACTTCATAATTGAATCAAACAATAGGCTTTGGGGGTGCAGATATGGAGAAAATATCGATGGAAACATAGTTAACGAAATATATGCATCCAAGCTGGGTGACTTTAAGAATTGGGAGTGCTTTATGCAAACATCTCAAGACAGTTATTCGGCATCTTGCGGTACTGATGGACAATGGACAGGAGCAATAACGCATCTTGGGTATCCTATATTCTTCAAAGAAAACTATATGCACAAGGTTTACGGCAATTATCCTGCCAATTACCAAATACAATCAACTGCTTGTAGAGGTGTGCAAAAGGGTTGTGAAAAATCTCTTGCCATAGTTAATGAGGTACTTTATTACAAGTCAAGAAACGGCATATGCGTATATGATGGCTCATTACCTTCGGAAATATCCTCCACATTAGGCGAGAATACCTACAGTAATGCGGTAGGATGCGGACATAGTAATAAGTATTATGTTTCGATGAAAGACTCGCAGAGTGGCGAATTTGTGCTTTTTGTGTGCGATACAGCAAAGGGATTGTGGCACAAAGAAGATAAAATCCAAATTGATGACTTCTGTTCTTGTGACGGAGAACTGTATGCTATATCCAACGGAAAGATTATAACAATGTTAGGATCGGGTGTCAAAGATGATGCGGATGTCAAATGGATGGCAGAAACAGGTATCATAGGAATGGCAATGGCTGATAAGAAGTATATTTCAAATATCATAGTAAGAATGTCATTACAAGTGGGTACAAAGATTGTATTTTCAATTCAGTATGATTCTTGCGGAGAATGGGAGACGATTTATACTGCAATAGGTACTAATCTCCACAGTTTCTCAATTCCTTTAAAGCCGAGACGATGCGACCATTTCCGTTTAAAAATGGAAGGTGTCGGTGAAGCAAAGATAATTTCTATGACAAAAACTCTTGAGCAAGGAAGTGACCGCTAATGAACATTGACATAAGATTGCCTAACATAAATGCACAGACAACTGAAGGGCAAATGGCTCAAATGCAAAGTTATATGCATCAGCTTGTCCAACAGTTGAATTGGGCATTCAGTACAGTAACCGATGCTCAAAGCGGTAATGCCTCAAATATCGTCATAGAAAAGCAAGGTGAGGAGATTTCGCCTGAAGAAGCCGAGAATACATTTAACTCAATAAAGTCTCTCATAATCAAATCTGCGGATATTGTGAAGGCATATGAGCAAACAATGAAGACCAAATACAATGGCGAATACATTGCGGTATCCGATTTCGGCACATACATGGCTGAGACCGAAAGAGTGATTGAGGAAAACTCCAATTATACCGATGAGAGATTCAACAAAGTCGAAACCATAACTGATGGCATTGAAACCGACTTAAAGGAAACCGATGCCTATATCAAGAGAGGCTTGCTTGGATATCATGAAAGACTAAAAAAAGATGTTTACGGAGTGGCGGTTGGTCAAACCGATGATAACGGTGCCTATAACAAATATGCTTGGTTTATAGGCGAAGGACTTTGTTTGTTTGATGAAAATGGCAATGAGAAGGCATATGTAAGCCAAAACAAACTTTATATTACAGATGCCGTATTCTTGGGAGCTGCACAATTCGGTGGGTACAAAGCAGACACAACGGATGGCTTGGCTTTTACTTGGGTAGGAGGATGATGATATGGCAAGCAGTTATACTTTAAAAAGTGGCTCTTATGAGGGCAGATACTTACAACTTTACTGTAAGCAAACCAAAGATATTGCGACCAATAAATCTAAAATAGATTGGACATTATCCTCTCTTGGTGGCTCAAGCAACTACTACAGCACCGGACCTACATCCGTAAGCATAAACGGAACACAAGTATATTCTTTGGCAAGAAAAAATTGGGACAGTAAGGTGTTCCCTGCAGCCAAAGGTAGTGTAAGCGGAACTGTTTATGTAGACCACGATTCAAAAGGAGATAAAACCATAGCCGTAAGCTTTGAAACGGCAATATATGTCGGTGCTACAAGTAAATATGGCGGTAATTGGACTCTTGATAATATACCAAGACAAGCCGAACTTACATCCGCACCTGATTTTACTGACTTGGATAATCCTACGATATACTACAAAAATCCTGCTGGGAATGCGGTATCGTCCTTACAAGCATGTATATCTCTTACAAGAGTAAAAGATGATGTCGCATACCGAGATGTATTAAAGACAAGCACATCATACCAATTCAAGTTGACCGATGCGGAGAGAAATTTGCTTCGTAACAATACTACAAGTGGTAGTAGAAAAGTTTACTTTTTTCTTCGCACCAAGATCGGTAACAATACCTTTCATTCGGCACATGAAAAAACACTTTCCATTGTAGAGAATGAAAATACGAAACCAACTGTTAGTATGGTTGCCACACTTGATAACGGCTCACTCCCAAGCCAATTTAACGGCTTGTATATTCAGGGAAAATCTAAACTTCAGGTGCAGTTATCCGCAGAAGGAAAGTATAGTGCGACAATTCAAAGCTACTATGCAACTTTAGAAGGAAAGACATATAATTCTGCAAAATTCACTACGGATGTAATTCGTACGGAGGGCAATATCACACTTATAGGTTATGCCAAAGACTCAAGAAAATTTACAGGAAGCATAAGTAAAACTATCAATGTTCTGCCATATTCAAAGCCTTTGGTTATCCCAATTGGTAGCCAAAACGCAATCACTTGTTACCGAAGTGATGGAAACGGAAACAGAATCGGCAATAGCACATCGGTATGGGTAAAAGCCAAGAGAGATTACCGAACTGTTACTTCAAATGGTGTTCAGAAAAACTTCTGTGCTTTGCAATGGCGAAGGAAGTTAGTCAATGAGGCTTGGAACGATTCCACACATCTATGGAACAACTTGATTCCCAAGACAAACATCACAACAACTGAATTCAATGCTTTGTTGCCAAGTACGGTGTTTGAACTCACCAAGTCATATACTGTTCAAATTAGAGCAATAGATGATGTTGGTGAAAAGGATGTTAAAACATTTGAAATACCGACAGAAGATGTGGCTTTGCACCTTGGTAAAGGCGGTAAGAATGTTTCAATCGGCACATACTGTGACTACTCAACTCCATATAGATTTTTTTCCGAATGGGAAGGAAAGTTTGACAAGGGACTTTGGGGTACATCCCTAAACTACATTGTAACCGATGTATTAAAATTTGCAGAAGAAGTTCCAAATGGATTGACTCCAATCGTGACTAATGACACTACTGACAGAAGCAATCTGCCCTATGGATATTATGGTTATTCAGTAGGAATAATACACAAAAGACAAGAAGGACAATGCTATGTGTATTTAACTGATTATATGTCAGGTGAAATTGCAATAAATTTTCTTTTAAACGGAACTTGGTCAGGATGGAAATATATAACACCACAATTAAAGGAGGAAAAATAAATGGCATTTAGTTACAAAGATTATGTTGAAAGTGAAGCGGTTAAGAAACTTCGTGAACAAGCTTCGCAGTATGACACTTACAAAGAGGCACAATCGGTGGTTGATTCCTATAATGCTTATAAGCAGAAAGAGGCAAACAAAATTGCCGATTGGACAGGCGGTACATATGGTCAATCTCTCAAAGACCAAATGGACAAGATTAACAACAGAAAGCAATTCACCTATGACCTAAATGGTGATGCTCTCTACCAACAGTACAAAGACCAATATATGACTCAAGGCAGACTTGCTTCGGCAGATGCCATAGGACAAGCATCCGCTATGACAGGAGGATACGGCAACTCCTATGCAGCAACTGTGGGCAATCAAGCATATCAAGGCTACCTTCAAAAACTGAATGATGTTGTGCCTGAACTTTACAATATGGCTTACAACAGATATCAGCAAGAAGGACAAGACATGAAGGATATGTATTCTATGCTTCAAGGTGCATATGACAGAGAGTATGGTGAGCATAGAGATAATGTTGGTGACTACTACACCGACCTTGGAAGACTTCAGGATGCTTACTACAACGAGAAGAATTTTGATTATAACAAATTCAGTACGGATCGTTCTTTCTACAATGATGCATACAACAACGAGAGAACATACGATTACGGACAGTATACCGATGCTTATAATCGTGCCTTTGGCAACTATCAGCAAAAGGTTTCGGAAAACCAATGGCAGAAGAGTTATGGTTTGCAAAAATCACAAGCAGACCAATCTGCCACCATTAAGTCCTTAAAGCAACAGTTAGCAGACAAGGAAACTACCAATGCACAAATCGTAGCGGATTTGAAAAAAGCATCAAATAGTCAGGCAACAAAAACATTTATGGGTGGTTTGTTTACAGAAAGTGAACTTGCAAGGAGAAATTATACTACAAAAGTGGGCGGTAAGACGATGAGATTCGACAATCGCACACAATATGTAGAAGCGGTAATGGAAGATTTTTATAAAAACGGAAAATTGTCCGCCAATGAGGTTGCATACTTAAAAGGATATTACGGCATAGAGTAAGTTAGGAGGAATTTTTGTATGGCAAAATCTTTCAATTCTATAAAAGCAGGTTGGAGTAATCCTGATAAAGAAGTACACAAAAAGAAGAATTTCAAAGACATCAAATCTGCCGATTATGATTTTGGGATTGACGAGTCTCGTATAAATTCGTTCCTTAAAAGCTCCAAAGAATATTTTGATAATGTTGAAAGCGAAACATCTTCAGTAAACTTTAAAAATGCAAAATCTAAATATTCCCTTAACCAAGAGATGATGCAAAGGTTGGGTGACGAAGCAAGGACAATTCGTGCTTATTATAATGCTAATAAAAGCAAGATAGACACCACAACATATAAGAATATGATGGACTACCTTGATGGGTTTGATGAAAGCACATCCAATGTCCTTGGCTTTTACCGAAATAAAGTGGACTTATATTCCAAGTTTGAAACTGAAGACCAATACAACGATGCGGTCAAAATCGGTGAACTCAACGATATGCCATCCGCAGAAATCTTGCCTCATATCGATACTCCTGAGATAAAAGATAAGCGAAATGTTCTTGTTTCAAGACAGAAAGAACTTGAGAAGCAATTAAGAGAACTTGGTGCGAGTGGAAACAAAGGTGTCGGTGCTAAAAAGAAATCCACACTTACTCAGGAACTTAATGATGTCAAGAAGCAGATTGGCGATCTTGAGAAAAGCAAAATTGCCTACACCACATCAAGCGGACAAAACATCACTTGGTCAAGCCTATATGACAAGAAGAAAGCGGAGGAAGACTTCAATACTCTATATGGTGAACTTTCGGCAAGTGAAGATTGGAAAGAAAAATCTCAATATCTCTCCACGAACAAAAAAGGTACTGCAAGAAGTAATGCTTTGCTTAATCCGTCTGTAGATTGGGATTATGAGGATATAAATAAATATTCTCCTTATGTGACAGGCGGTGGCTTTTCTGCCGACAGAGGATATGCCGAGCAAACCACAGAGAAGGAAAAAGAAATATTCAACTATTTATACCATACACAAGGCAAAGAGGCTGCAATGGAATGGCATAAATCAAGAGAAGACATATACAGGAATAGAGCCGAAACAAAAGGAATCGAAACTGCCGTAAAGTTTGCAGAAGACTATCCTGTACTTTCCGATGTTATAGGTGTTGGTGCAAGTATTGTGTCAGGCGGTGAGTATATTGGTGATTTTCTCAAAGGGGATATAGGAGACACCAATCAAACGGCTGCTGTATCATCTGCAATCAAAGGCACACGAATGGAGCAAATAGATTGGGAAGTTGGCGAATGGGATGTCTTCGATTTCCTATATGGCACAGGCACATCATTGGTGGAATCCGCAACATCTATGGCTATGTTTGGTACTGGAGGTGGTGTGGCTTTAGGTTTGTCTGCTGCTGCTCAAAGTACAAACGATGCTCTTAACAGAGGAATGAGCAAAGGACAAGCCTTCGCAAGTGGTTTGGCTTCAGGTATATTTGAAGGCATTTTTGAGTCTTGGTCAATCGGAGCATTCGGTGACTTAACAAAAAACTTAAAGAGAGCCAAATTTAGAGACTTGGCGAAGTATATCGGTAAAAATATGTGGAACAATGCCAAGGAAGAAACACTTACCGAGATTGCAAACATAGCTTACGATACTTTGACAAACGGAGATTTCTCTCAATATGAAACCGCAATTCGTCAATATATGAACACAGGAATGTCCGAGGCTGATGCCAAAGTGAAAGTCGCAATGGAGCTTGGCGGTCAAGTGGTAGAAGCAGCCGGAAGCGGTGCTTTAATGGGATTTGCTTTCGGTGTTGGTGGTGCTGCTAAAGCAAGAAATAACATCACACAAATGGGTAGAGAAATCAAGGATTCAGGAGAGACACGAAACCTTGTAGACTTAGGTAAGTCTCTTGGGGAAGGAACTGAAGCCTACGAATATGCAAACAAGATTACTGACAAGTCAAAGGCATTTGCTATTGGTCAATTGTTAGGAATAGCATCCGAGGATATTCAAAGTGCCAACATTGGAGACATTGTTAAATCTCTTGAAAGAAAAGGATATAGCACAGATGTGGCAAATAACCTTGCCGAGATGATGCTCGATCCTGATAACACGATGTTTGAAAATTCTCGTGGTATATCTGCTCCTTCTAAAACCTATAACGATATTATCAATAATCCTAATTCAACGGTTGGACAGAGGAACGAAGCTTACCAAGGAATACTTCGAAGTGTTGCGGAAAACCGAAGGAAAAAGGAAGCAAGCCAAAAGAACAAAACCGACTCCAAGCCTACAAATACGGCACAAAGTATACTTCCTCTCTCCCCAAACTATGTAGAAGCGAGAACAAGACAACTTGTAGCATCAGGAATCCCCATAGAACAAGCCGAACAAGTCGCACAAGGCGAGTTTGCAAATAATCAAAGTAAGATGTCTACTCAAACTGAAAAAGCCGTAGAGAGCAAATTTGAGAGCAATCCTGAAGGAAGGGACATCAATATTGCAAACGAGAAAATCATCACATCAAAGAAGCTCGTAGCATCCGACAGAGATAATATGGCTTTTGAGGTTACCTATGATGACGGTACCACAGAAAATGTAGATGCCAATAACATCAGTTTTGGTAATGAAGGTGAGGCTCTCGTCTATTCTAATGTTATGGACATGAATGTTCCTGTCGGTGTAGCGGAGACCTTAATTAGCGGATATAAGGGCAATGATGTTAAATCGGCTGCGGTATATGTCAATGGAGTGCGAGAGGCATTTGTATTCGGCAAGTATAATCAAGAGGCAGACTTGAATAAGGGAGTATATGCTTCTGTTCTTACCGAGGAACAAAGAAGTAATGCCTTTAAACTTGGTAGAATATATGCTAATGAAAAGGCAATTGCCGATATGAAAGCCATTGTGGGTGAAACCAAGCCTACGGACATAAAGAAGCGAGATGGCAAACTGCATTTTGAAGGTGATAAGTTAAGCTTAACATCGGTGCAAGATGCGTCCATCGAGAATCTTAAAGTGCTGACTATGGCAATCGGTAAAGATATCCACATATATGAATCTTATAAAGATGAAAATGGCAACTATGTGTACAAAAATTCCTACGGAGAAATTAAATCTGCTCCCAACGGCTACTATAACCAAGCAGATGGAAGCATTTGGATTGACCTGAACGCAGGTAATAGCGGTCAAGGTATCATGATGTATACTGTCGCACACGAGCTTACTCACTTTATTAAGCAATGGTCACCAACCAAATTTAAGGCTCTTGCCGATTTCCTTGTTGAGCAATACGGCAAAGAGGGTGTGTCGGTGGCTGACCTTGTTCGTGAACAACAGGCAAAGGCAAAAAAACATGGCAGAAATATATCCTACGATGTTGCTTTTGAGGAAATGGTTGCTGACTCAATGGAAGCAATGCTCACCGATGGAAAGGTTATAAGAGAACTTGCCCATAAGGATAAAGGCTTATTCAACAAGATTAAATCTTGGATCGATAATCTGCTCCGTAGACTTAAAAAGGAATATAAAAACTATTCTCCTGAATCTGCCGAAGGACAGCGGCTTCTTGAGATGACAGAAACCTTTACAGAGGTGCAGAAATTATTTACGGATGCTCTTGTGGATGCAAGTGATAACTTTGCTATCAAGGGAACGGATAAGGCATTTGTTGAGAGTTATCTCAAGACACAAGATGTAGTTTACAATCTTCGTGCAGCGGAAAGCCATCAAGAAAAATTAACCGAAAAGTATACTACGGATGCAAGTATAGACCTTGAAACTCTTCAAGAGAGATATGCTAAAATCATCGGTGTTTGGGAGAAACTCGGTGGTGAACTTAATTCCAAATTCCTCAACGAATGGAACAACAAGGTGGGCAAAGATAGAACTTTCACTATATTCAAAAAACAAGCAGGATATAAGTACAATGTAGAGTTATCCTCTATGTGCAAGAAGGGTGTGTCTCTATTTGAAGCCATTGATACCATAGTTAAAAAAGAGGTAATGAACGAACTCAAGACCAAGACTCTCGGTAAGGCTGAAAAGGAAATCCTTTATGACATCCTAAAGAATCACAACTTTGAAATTCCCTGTGCTATCTGCTATGTTGAGCAGGCAAGACAACGAGAAGGTGGAATCATCAATGACTTCCTTGACGGAAAGATTGAAAAAAATTCAAAGGGCAAAATCACCACATACAAACTTGGTTGGAATGATGTGCTTAACAGAATCGAAAAGGAAATGAAAAAGAACGGTGTTGACTACACTTTCCGTAATGTTGACAAGAGCATTGCTACAGATGGTTATGTTCCTGCGGATATCATTATGGATGAGTCAACACAAGATTCATTCTACAAGGCTCTCAAAAAGGTAGCCAATGCGGAAATTGTTCGTTGGAATCGTGAAGAAAGAAAGAGTAATCAAAAGGAAAAAAGGCAGATAACCGACTTTAAACCGCAGACCATTAAAGAGGTATTCAAAGGTAAACTGCCACTTAATTTAGTTATATTTAGGACATTGTTTAACGAGCCTTCCTCAAGGTTTAAGATTTCAAGAGATTTGCTTTATTCTTCTGCGACTACACTAAACCTTGCAAATTCACACAACGAACTCTACAGTTTGTTCAATTCGCAAGGCGGTGTTGGAGGATACAAGACCAAACAAGCACCTGTTGTTTATTGGGGAGACATTCTCGGTAAGTCTTGGAGACCATCTACTGTCCGTAAGGAAGGTGGTGTAAGAAATCAATCTAATAGTGACTTCCAAATGTATACTCTCCTTGACCATGCACAAATGTACATAGATTTCTCTGCAAAGGGATATTATCTCCAAGCATATACAAAGGTTTTAGCGGAACTTAAATTATTTGGTTTAAGTCGAGGAAAGATTAATGCTTCTTTGATTCCTCAAGTAATCGAGTATAAGAATGCGGATGGTAGTATCAATTGGAAGAAGACTATGGAGAATGCCGGACTTGATGAAAAAGGCAATCCCATATATGACGATTTTGAGGGTATTAACCATACCGAAGCATTTATGCTGATTGAGGATGCGGAATATAGTAAGAATATCTGCGGTATTTGTATTGGCTATAGTGATAACCACATAAGTAAATTACTTGATGATAACCGAGTGCAACAAATCATAGGCTTCCATGATAAGACCGATAATCCTGAAAAGAGATATCGTGGAGCTAAATATGCCAAGAACTACAACGGATTAAACGAAGCGGTAAAGGTAAAGGCAGACGGAACTGAAGAAACTGTGCATATAGGCTTTAACCAATTTGTGTCGAATGTCGAAAAGATGTTTAAGTATAATAAGAAGACCGAAACCTTTGAAGGCACCGTTAACCATAACGGAAAAGAATATACTGCAAATGATATTCCAAGACTCGCTGCCGATTTATATTTGGAAATGTGTGCGGAAAAGGATTATCGACCAGCTTACAATGATTTCTCATCACATAAGAATTACTACAAACTCCTTGCAGACTTTGGTTTATATGATTCTCAAGGCAATTATGCTCCTCATCAAAAGGTGCAGTACAATATGCCTGATAAAGTGCCTTACCTTGATAAGAACGGCAACAAGGCTTATATGTCAACTGAAGCCTACATCAAGGCAGAACTGCAAAAGGAACTTACAGTAAGAGATTCTATTTCCGAAGCATTAGCCGACACAAGCGAAAACGGAATTATTCCACAGTTTGTGGAAAGAGTGAATGCTTTGCATACTGAAAAAGCTGATACAACATTGCTTTCGGATAGAGACTCCAATGGCGATTCCCTTACCCAAGAGCAGATTGAATTTTTCAAAGATTCAAAGGTTAGGGATGCAGAGGGTAATCTGCTTGTTGTTTATCATGGAAGCCCAAAGGGAAACACAACTATCTTTGACAAATCAAAAACAAGCAAAGATAACGATATGGGACAAGGCATATATTTCAGTACAAATATAAGTGATGCCAATGAATATAGGAGAAAAACCAACGCAGGAGATATGGGAAAATCCTATAGGGGAAAGATGTATAGTGCCTATGTCAATATTGAAAATCCATTTGTGGTGTCCAAAAACGAAAAAATCTCCTTGACAGATGCATTAAATCTTTTAAAACTATGTGAAGATAGAATGATTGCCAAAGATGTATGGTACGATTTAAACTTAAATGCGAAAAATGGATATGTAACTACAAGTCAATTAGCTAATTCCAATATATCTACGCACATGACCGATATACTTGCGAAGTCTAACAAGTATGATGGAATAATTGATGAAACTGTTTCTGACAAATTTGGTTTAAAAGAAGGGACAAAACATATTATTGTTTTAAATTCTAATCAAATAAAAGAAACCACCAACACCAATCCCACATCTAATCCTGATATTAGGTATTCGGATAGAAGTGATTACAAGCAACAAGTCGATGAGGTAATAAAAAATACACACGATCCTAACAATCATGTGTATATGGGTACAACTCCTATTAGACTTTCACAAATACTTGGCTTACCAAAACTTCCGATGTTGATTACAAGCACACACATTTATACGATGACAGTTTCAAAAGCAACGGCAATAAAGGAAAAGAGATACAACAAAAAATATCATTATCACGATTTGGGTAAGGATATTGTCAAGGCTCTGCCTGATGCATTAAACAATCCTGTAATGATAATCAAATCTAATACCGATAGTGCGGATGCGAGGTTTGTGGTTGTTACCGATTTGGTAGATAAGAATAATAATCCTGTTATAGCAGCTTTAGAGCCATATGGAGATGGTTATTATTGGAATGTAAACCTTGAAGCAAATGTTACTGTTAGTGGCTACGGAAAAGAAGGTTTCAAGAATTATCTTGCTACTGCAAGAAATGAAGGAAGAATATTATATGCATATAAAAAATATAGCCAACATAACAAGAATATCCCCGGAGTCTACTTCTCCGACAACATTCTGTCTGCTGACTATAGTAATAATTTAGCACGATTTAAAGAAATTGTCAATAGTAAGTTTTTGGAAAAGCATCCAATTGACAAGGGTTGGACAGTAAATCAACCGGGAGAACTCCATAGTGATCGAGTGCTAATGGGTAGCCTCTTTTCAGGCGGTGGCACACTTGAAGCTGGACTCGTTTATCAAATGTTGGATAAGGAATTTGCGGTAGAGTTTAACAAGCAAATCGCATCCGTTTATACCGATAACCATGGTAAAGAGCATATGTTTGTCGGTGATGTGAGAGATTTCAATTCCAAGGACAAGCAGAATGTATTCTATCTACACGCATCTCCTGTGTGCAAGAATTTCAGCTCTGCAAGTCATAGCGGTGGTGAAACAACACTTGATATTACTACGGCACAGGCTACTGCAAGAGTGCTTGAGGAACAAATGCCACAAGTATTTACTGTGGAGAATGTAAAGCGGTACATAGGATCGGAAGCCTATAACATCATTACTAATAAGTTAGACGAACTTGGCTACACTTGGGATGTGGATGTGTATAAGGCATCAAATTATGGCAATGCCACAAAACGAGAACGAATGATTATTCGTGCCGTAAAGAGTGGACAGTTACCTGCGAAACCGCAAAAGGTATCAAATATCACATCTTGGGGAGAAGCCACAAGGGATTTATGGGAGACAGATTTGATTCCTTCAAATCTCGTTAGAAGTAAGATAGAGGCTATCAAGAATACACCAAGCCTAAAGGGTGTTAAACTCACAAAGCTTGATAGACCGCTTATGATTTACGATACTACCAAGTCGAAAACCATAAACTATGCTTGGGCAGATGAACTCGCTCCTACTTTGACCACAAAGTGCGGTGATGCAAGGATTATAATGCCTGATGGAAGAGTATATGCTCCAACACCTAAATTTATGGGTAGAATACAAGGACTCCCTGATGATTACAAATATCCTAAATCTACTACAAGAGCATTCACCATAATAGGCAATGGTATTCCTACACAACTCACCAAAGCGGTAATGGGCGGTGTACTTGACTCGGCATATGAGCAGACTCACGATGGAGATGTGCTTTACTCCGAAAGAGACGATTCCTCCGTATCCACACGAACATTACTCGCCAATGCTCTTGAAGGTGCTGCACAGAATGACATCGAGAAGAACAAACTTGCACAGTATAAGGAAAAGATTGCTCT